GCCCACCTTGTTAAAGGATTTCGAGGGGGTCACCCCCCAAGATACTCGGCATCACGCCTATCTCGTGAAGAAATAGGTGTGGTAACTGAGGTACCGATGTCATACGGACAGGTCGGATACGGTATTGCTCCGTGACCGATTTGGTCCTAGAAGATGTTGATACACCTTCTCTAAGTTCCGTACGATCCCATGTGGCATTAAGCCAGTGGAAGTAGCCACCCTCATGGGTGGATACGCTTTTCGTATCTTCCACCAAACGGTGGGAGGACGTGTCGTAAGACACGAGCTGATACTTAAAAGCAAGGTCACCACCACCCCAAAGACGTGAAGGAACTAGACTCTTCAGCCAAAGCCATATGGCCTCAACTGTTGGGTCAAGAACACTCAATCCCGGTATCTGAGCCCATCGGCGAAGCTTGTTGGCGACGTCGATGATATCAGCAACGGTTTTGAGCGGAGCCTTCACGTAGAAAGGAGTTACATCATTTCCGTCTAAGTAATGACCACCGCAGGACTCTCGGAATGGGCCAGTCACAAATGATTTCTCTTCGTTAGTCGAGAAACCAAAGTATGATAAGACCCAAACTAAGGGCTCGGCGAGGGCCGTGGGGACAATAATATCATCCCCGTAAACGGAAACTCTGCCCGGAATGTTCAGGCAATAGGAAGTGGCCCGCGCAAGAGCATAGAAGAGAAGACTCTCCAGCTCAAACGTGAAACCATTCCCCATTGACGAGAACATCTCGTTACGGTGCTCCTCACCATCAATGATAGTGACATGACTCCTAACAGAGTCAAGGAGAGTGAACCAGTTCTCGGGTAGCAAAAGAGCTACGAGTTCTCTGGAGACACTATCGCTAGCACTTGATAAATCAAGCGTTGCGAGAGAGCCATCAAAGGACCCTTTCCGAGCGAGCGACCGGTTTATCGACTGATCGTTCAGGTTTATACCAGTTCGTGCCAGGCACTTACGAATGTGAGCGCCTAGTCCCTTCTGGAGCCACATATTGATGTCGGGCTCTTTACAAGCACAACGGTCAATATCCGTTTTCTTGGGAACGGTAAACAAAACGTTACCAGGAACAACACGGAAAACCGTGTTGGTCGCTACGATGTCCCAACCAGGGATGTCGTCAAGGAGATCCTCGAAGACTTCATAGGCAGGGCCAGTGACGTCTGCTTGCCCGAGGTACTTCCCGGCCGGGTGGCTGGAAGTACGCGGTCTGCTAGTCGACGCACCGCCTGAGAACGATCCAATAAGGGCGTCCTCAGGCACAACATCACCGATGATGTCACTGATGATGTTGCGACAACGCTGAACGAAGTAAGCGAACTTCACGTGCGGCAATATTTGGAAGCCGTCACGTGTGGTTAAAAGCCGCTCATTTGTGGCTTCGTTTTCACGTTCTGTCGCGAGCCACTTATTGATGGCTCGGGTCCTGCGGACATCCGCAGGGTCAGTCGACTCGTCAACATACTTGGAAAAGATCTCGGCTTTTAAGTAATCACCTTTCGGTGACGACGGAATGGCTGAGATCCGGTCCCTGAGTGTTGACGTCATATCGGGTGGAATAGGGCTGTTGAAACAGCCGGACTTCCGCAGGTTTCGCATCAGGTGATCCTTGATGTGAGGCACGCTCCTGCTGAGCAGAAGTGTGTATTAGAAAGAGGCCGATGCACGTCACGCACAAGAATAGTGCGAGCGTGATACGTTCTCCGCCACCGATAGACATCTTACGATTCCCTATCCACGCCACACCAGAAAGGAGTGACGAAAGGCAGGCTCTAAATTAATAGAGCCCTTCAAGGTTGATGACGTGGCCGACGACCATCGTGTTCTCGTTCCCGTCGAGCAGATGCTTCATGAGAACCAACATGTTGTCCCGTTCCTGGGACGTCGACGTTGGGTCGAAATTGAAGCTGATCTCGGCGTAGTTCGTTCGCACGACAGTAGCACGGGTCACCCCATTAACCACTGCGTTGTCCACCACCGGAAACGCGATCTTGAACGTCGGCTTTACACGGCCGGAGTCCTTGGTACGCGTCAACGACATGGTGATACGGCGGTCCCCGATGGGAACACCGGTCGACTCGACAAGGGTCGCAACCCCAGCAGCGATCTCGCGCGGTTTGAATTCGTGCGGTGCTGCAGTAGCGTCCGTGAGGACGATCTTCGTCAGTTGAGGCATTTAAAGTTATGCTTTCAATTGCCGGGCCACAGTTGTGGACCACGGAGAGGGGTTAGGAGCGCGAGTTACCAAGGAGCTGCGTAAGCAGCGCCAGGGCATTTGCCCCGTGCTCAGTTGAGAATGGATTGGCCTTACCGTATAACTCGGGAAGTAAGTATCCCGGGAGCCACGTCCGCTCAAAGCGGAAATAGCTAACGTTAAGGACGCCGTCACCACGAGAATACGTGATGTCGGTCTGTCGGCGAACCGACAGAAACCCATCCAGGAAGTCGAGGCCCGCGGTTGCGGATAGCGACCCGAGAATGTTACCGACTGGTACGAACCAATCGAGAACAAAAGAGAAGGGAACAAGTTCCCAACCGATCTCGAGCGGATTTATCAAACCAAAAGTGTCCAAGGCCGCTAGGCCGGGGTCACGAATGGAGCTCAAGTATTGAACATGAGCCCCGCCAGACGACTTTACAGTCGCCTGACCACCGAGCCACTCGAAAGATTCCGAGTGTTCGGTCTTTTTGGTTGATTTGGCCTTGAACGACTTAGGAGAGGATTCGAATCCCTTCCTGAGAAGTTCAGCATTATCGTGAATGGAGGACAAAAGTGGCCTCCAACCATACTGGAGCTCGAGCCACAAGGACCCGAGTTCACGATGGCCAATCCTACGACCAGGAGAAACGCCGAGAAGCCTAGCTGCAAGAGCAAAGTTTCCGCGGCGTAACGCGCGCCATGCGTTGAGAACGCGTGTCGTGTCCTGGGCGAGCATGTTAAATGTAGACCGGGCTTGCGCCAGGTCTGCGCCATTCTGTACCCTGCCAGAACGAAGTTTCTCGCGGGCCTTAAGAATGGCGGCGCTCCTACAATCATCAAGATCTGCCAAGAACCTCCTAGGAGGGCCAAAAGCATCCAAGCGGAAAATAGACGCGAGGTCGATCGAACGAACGAACTCGAACCTATAATCCTCATGGGGATCTTGATAAACACTTCGGAAAGTTTCAGGTGTCGATTTAACAACACAATGAATCTCCCGGGTGTAATCGGTGGCATGTTTCTTGCCAGCGAAAATTGTTGGAGACTTCGCAGAAAATGCGGTAGGAACCAGCACATGGTCAACCGTGTCAGGCGGTAAAGCCTGCCAAGGGTAGCCAGCACGAATCCAGTGGGTCCGAGAGGATTCCACTAACTCGTGTTCAACGAAGTTACCGATCATATTGGTATGAGCGGCTACGGCCATTTGTACCTCTATCGTTTAGTCCGGCGATGCCGAACTCCGTGAATATACGGAGCCCCGACGCCCGAAAGGGCGT